CTAGCTACGCTCGTGGCTCAGTGGTGAACCCACAAGACTTGGCTGACGACCAAATTACTATGGTTGTTGACCAAGCCAACGCTTTTGCGTTCAAAATTGACGACATTGAAGAGCGTCAATCCCACGTCAACTTCGAAGCTCTTGCTACTTCTTCGGGTGCATACTCGCTGAAGCGTAAGTACGACGCAGTTGTCTTGGATCTAATGGCAACCGACGCTGGTCTGACAGGCGAGTCCGGTGCTGCGACATCTACTGTCTCTGGCATTGGTACTCTTGCTTCTGCCCTCGACATCGGTGGTGCCTCATCTCCGGGTGACACCGCTGTAAACACGATGTTGAAAATGGCTGAAGCCCTCGACAACCAGTCTGTTCCGGAAGAGAACCGTTGGTTCGTTGCTCCCCCAGCTTTCTACAAGCACCTGTTCTCTGCAGGTTCGAAGTTTGCTGAAGTCCAAGTTACGGGCGATGCAACTTCACCTCTGCGTAACGGTCTTGTATCGTTGGGCAACATCGCTGGCTTCCAGTGCTACAAGTCTACTGCCCTTGTTTCAAGCGGCGGCACAGACCAAGTAACGCTGACAGGTCTGGCAACCGATGGCTCAGAAAACGTTATTCTGGGTGGTCACATGAGCTCGACTGCTACGGCTTCGCACATTGCGAAAACCGAAGTTGTTCGTTCAACTGAAACCTTCAGCGACATCGTTCGTGGTCTTCACGTGTTTGGACGCAAAGTCCTTCGCCCTGAAGCCATCGTTCGTGGCGTTGTGAGCTTGGACTAAGGGAGGACTAGACTATGGCTACATATACTGTAACTGGTGCTGTTGCTGGCGTTCCCGTCGGCATCAAGCCACAAATCATTGAAGTCGTTCTTGACTTCTCCAGCACAAGCCTGACTACTTCAGACTCAGTTGAGGTTTTCGAAATGAAAGCCAACACTCTGGTTCTGATGGCTGGTGTTGAAGTTCTCACCGTTGCAAGCACTGGTTCTCCAGTTCTTGACTTGGGTGATGACTCTGATGACGACCTGTACGTTGCTGCTCTGTCTGGTACTGCTACCGGGCACGAGATCAACAACGCTGCAGGTACAGCGAAACTGTACACCGCTGCTGACACCATCGATCTGATTGCTAACACAGCAACGTTCGACGGTAAAGTACGTGTCTTTGCTGTTATCGCAGAACTCGGCACTGCCGAAACTGCGGCATCGTTCGCGTAAGTGAACTGGGGGGGTCTTCGGGCTCCCCCGACTTACTGGAGATACTCATGGCTCGTAAACAAGACAAAATGCCCAAGCGTAACAAGAAGAATTTTCGCCCCACCAAAAAGGGTGCGGGCATGACAAAGGCGGGCGTAGCTGCCTACCGCCGTAAGAATCCGGGCAGCAAGCTGAAGACAGCAGTTACTGAGGACAAACCTCGTAGCAAAGCCCGTGCTGCACGTCGCAAGTCATACTGTGCACGTTCTGCTGGGCAAATGAAGAAGTTTCCAAAAGCAGCCAAAAATCCAAATAGTCGTCTGAGACAAGCCCGTCGCAGATGGAAATGTTAACTTGACACGGAGATATCCAAAATGGTAATGAAGAAAAAAAGCAAAGGTATGCGTAACGGTGGTCGCACTATGAAAAGCAAAGGTATGCGTAAAGGTGGTCGTTCCATGAAAAGCAAAGGTTACGCTGCAGGTGGTCGCATGAAGAGTAAGGGTATGCGTAAAGGCGGTAAGGCTAAAACGATGACTCTTGCACAGATCCGTGCCGCTGCTAAGAAAAAAGGTTACAAGCTCGTTAAATCTTAATGGCATATTTGCAAAGCAATATTCCGCACTTTAAGTGCTGGGTGCGTAGAGAGTACACGCACAATCACGAAAAATATCATGGGGAGTTCCTTCATGCTATGGCTGTAGCAGTCACAACGATGCCCTGTCGTAGTTTGAGCTTTCAGGTTATATTTACGGGTATTGCTGCAGAGGGTGAAGAAGAAGACACAGTGCACGGTGGAGCGATGTGGGCACGTATGCCAATCACCGCGCTCATGGCAGATGTTCCTGTAGAAGACTGGCCCAAGCCAATGGACGTACATGATGCCCAGCCGTGGGACTGTTCTTCCCACCATCATGCTGTATACGTGTTGGACAGAGCGACACCCTGCCCGTGGTACGCTAAGATAGACGGAGAGATGTTTCCTGCAAAGTATCTCTTTACTGTGGACTACACAGAGAGTGAGATAGCAGACGATCCAGCCCAACATAAACAAAGCCATGTGTTACACTTGTTGGATGCCGGAGAGTGGACAGGCAACATTGTTGCACTGCCAAACAACAGAGTAAGAGTGACACATCCTGCTTGGTTCGAGACAGGCACTGGCGCACCAGACTTCAAACCATCAGCACACATACACTATTCTAAAAGTGATCTAGACTATACGCTAGATGTAAACAGGATATTTGACAACTTATACGCAGAGGAAGAATAACAATGTTGATTTGTTTTAAATGTTCAGAAGCTCCTTGTAACAGGGACACCTGCAAATGCCCCTGCCACGAGGAGGATAAAAAATGCTGAACGCACTAATCGGGCCTGTAGCTAATCTTGCCGGAACTTGGATGAAGAATCGCGCTGAGAAGGCACAAGCCAAACAGAAACTTGCTGTTGCCAAGATAGAGGCACAGACAAAAAAGGTGGAACAAGATGGAGCGTGGGAGTTAGAACAAGCTCGCGCTTCTGCAGACTCGTGGAAAGACGAGCTCTGGACAATTTTTTTCGTGGGCTTGCTGTCGGCTTGTTTCTATCCCCCCGCCCAGCCGTACATTGAGGATGGCTTTCGTTTCCTGCGAGAAGACCTACCGGAGTGGCTGAGTTGGTCAATTATGGCGAGTATTGCCGCTTCATTTGGCTTGAAGTCAATCGGAAAATTGCGGGGCTAAAACGATGCGGTTATCTAGAAACTTCACGTTATCTGAACTAACTCGCAGCCAAACAGCAACCCGCAGGGGTATCGACAATACTCCGGGAGAAGAAGAGATTAAGAATCTTGAACGGGTATGCTCTGAGATACTACAACCTGTACGTGAACACTTTGGTGTTGCGTTCTCTCCTTCATCTGGATTTCGTAGTGTTGCCCTGTGTGAGGCGATTGGGTCTAGTTCTAAGAGTCAACACGCGAAGGGAGAGGCTGTAGACTTCGAGATCCCCGGACAGGACAACAAATCTGTTGCAGAATGGGTACGAGATAATCTGAACTTTGACCAGTTGATACTGGAGTACTACACCCCAGAAGACCCAACATCCGGCTGGATACACTGTTCTGTACGAGAATATAGCAACCGTAAGGAGTGCTTGGTGTATGACGGTAAAAGTTATTCTAGATTTTAGTTGACTTTTTCGTTGTTTTAGTGTATCATAAAGGCAAGGAGTATTCCATGAGCCAGTTAATTGTACAAGCACTTTCTCACAAATACCTGTCCAAAAAACGGGACGCAGAACAGATGTTCGACTTTTTCAACGGTGTGATCATTGCCGATACAGATGTCGAACAAGTTTACGAAAAACTAGAACAAGCAATAGAGGATTGGCTTGAAGCAGATCTGAAGCTAGGGGCACTCAGTCTCTTGTCAGGAGAGCCCAACCATCCATTCGAGAGAGTAACGATAAATGACCAAGAAACGATCTTCAAAAACTAAAAGCAAGAAGAGCCCCACACCTAAGAACAAGGCTCTGTATGCTCGTGTAAAAGCTGAAGCCAAACGAAAATTCAAAGTATATCCAAGTGCTTACGCGAACGCTTGGTTAGTTAGGACCTATAAGAAACGTGGTGGTACTTACTGATGAGCCTAAAAGAATGGTTTGGAAAAGGACCAAAAGGCGACTGGGTGGATATAAGCCGGAAGAAAAAGGATGGAAGCCACCCTCCATGCGGACGGAAAAAGGCTTCTACTGCCCGATCCGGCTATCCGAAATGTGTGCCTCGTGCAAAAGCAAACCGTATGAGTTCTGCAGAGAAGAGGAGTGCAGTTCGTCGGAAGCGGGCTAAAGCGCAGGGAGTGGGCGGTAAGCCCACAAATGTTCGTACAGACGCTCCTAGAAAGACAAAAAAGGCAGCGTACGGGGGTAAGATTTACTCCTGTGGTAGCACTTCAAGACGGGCGATGTACTAATGTTGAGAGAAAGCAGCAAGCATCAGACGACAGGAGCTACTATAGCATCCACCTCTGCTGACGGTAGTGCTACAGTTGTATATACCACTCCCAACAATTATAGCGGAGCCGTGAGGTTCTTGCACATATCAAACAACAATTCTGCTACAAAAAAAGTATACGTTCAATATTACGATGCTGCAAATACAGCGTATCACTATATTGCTAACGGTTTAAGCATGGCAGGACACAGCGTAGTAGATCTCGTTGACGGTAATTTTTTCTTCACCAATCCCGGAGATAAGATTGTAGCGTTTGGCGAAACGACTAACACGATGGAAATTCTAGTATCTGTCGAAGAGTTTTTTGATCCGCACAGAGGTTAATAATGAATTACTTACAGCTTTGCAACGCAGTTCTTAGAGAGCTTAACGAGGTAGAAATCACAAACGTGACTTCAACTCGTGGGCTGCAAACGGCTGTAGCTGACTTCATCAACAAGTCGCAGCGTGACATCATTAACTCTGAAGTCGAGTGGCCTTTTACTGTAGCCAACGATTCAGACACAACGGTTGACGGTCAACGCCTCTACACGTTCGAGACTAACGCCAAGACCCTCAAGTGGTCAACGTTCACTGTTCAAGAGTCTGCAAGTTTACCTGAACGGAGGCTCGACTATATCAGCTACGACGAGTATCTGGATAAGTACCACGAGTCGGATACCAATCCAGACGG